GCAAATGTTCCGCGCATCTATATCACACACCTTTAGACGGTTTTACAAAAAAGATCTTGCAAGCTTCGGCACACTGTTTTGTGGTGCCAATCCGCAAATATTCAAAGCTGATGTCGTCTTCTGATTGTCTGAAGCCTGGAAGGCTCTTGACTGCATCTATAACCATCTGAATCGTTTCTTCTGGCACTTCAATTTCTCGAACGATTGTGACAAAATATTTCTCAACTTTGTCTATTCCTGTCCGGTGTCTTGAATCACGACCGTAAATCATATAGTTCCACACATCATCATCGACCATGTCCGAAGTTCCACGTTGCAGATTAGCATCAAGCGGAGCAAGAACCTGTTCAATTTCTGCTAGATAATCTCTACTCATTTGCTGATTGCCTCCAGGTAAACGAACATATCGTTTCCGTATTTATCAATGTATGAGATTGAATACATCACATCGTTGATAATCACGTATTGCTTAGATGTTGCAACTGGATTCTTTTGGATTTTGATTTTTAAAGATAGCGTATGACCCATTGCTTCCAACATGACTACATCGCGTTCGCGTTTAGACATCTCATCAAAATTGAATGGTGTAATGTTTTTCAAATCAGTAATAGCTTTAGGATTGCGCTTTTTATCCGTGTTATCTGTTCCAAAGTAGGCAACCCCACTGACGTAAGCATTCATGAAGATACCTCTGTTGTTGCTACTAACATTGTTTCATACTGCGCCACGTCATATTGTCTGCGACATTCTACAATCTCTTGCTGATATGCATCGCGAAACTTTTCGGACTGCTCATTCCATTTGTATAGAATGAGATTGAGCAGCAGGTCTCGTGCCATCAAGTCTGCTGTGTAATCAACAGGGGAAGCCGAAGAACTGCCGAGAAGGTTATTCATCTCAGCAGTTGCTTCGGACACAATGTTTGTGATTCGTGAATCGGTGGTCGAGTCTGACCACGTGATTGAGCAGCGTTCTTTCGCTTCATCAATTAGTTCCATTCAGCGACCACCTTTCTAATTAAGCTGCTGCCACTTCTTTAACTGTGACATATGCTGGTGTTAAGCCAGAGATGTCGAGATAAATAGCAGATGTATTGTCCTTTGCTTTACCGTTGCCTAACAGCTTGAGCTTATAAGTGCGGAAATCTTCCAAGAATTTGTACTGATCGGAGAACTCAAGGTTGCCAGAAACAGATGTAGCAATGTTGAACTTATATTCGTTCTCAGCGAAGATCACAGCCTTACCAGCTGCAATCTCTGTAGACTGGATGACATCTGTTGGGAATGGGAATACATTTCCGACGTATGCGCCGCCCGCTGTCATGACAGTTGTTGCCGGCATGACTTTTGAAAAGTAATCGGCCGGATTAACTACCAAATAGACCTTGGCGATTTTTCTAGTACGACCATTTTCTTTCTTTGCCATTGTCGCCAGTAAAGCGCCATAGGACTTAGGGTCGAACGATGTAACAGCAACTGCTGTCTTGTCTGGATAACCTGTCTCTGTGGAAACAGTGACACCAGAATGAATATCCTTGATCAAACCGATTGGCATCTTGACACCTGTACCATTGATAGCACCATTTTCAATTCCACAAGAAAGAGCTTCTGCAAGGACTTCACGCACATATGCGTCAATCCATGTCGGACCTAATGTCAAATAATCTTCAGAAAGCAGTAAGAAACAAGAAAGCTTCTGTAATGCTTTGTCATCAGCTTTCAAAGAAGCTGTGATCTCCTTAGTGACTGCATCGGTGATGTCGCCCCAGACTGCTAACTGTGCATCGGAAGCATCTTCAATTGTTCTTGTGACGGCGGAGACTAATGTTGGATTCAGAGCCGCAATCAGCGGATGATCCTGTGTGATCGTACCGATGACATCTTCGATAATTGTCAGCGGTAAAGCAGCAGCTACAGACGCTGCGTTCATTGGCTTCTTATCACGGATGTTCTCTGCCAATGCGTCATAGAATTTATTCTCAGCACTTGTCAGAGTATGAATGCCTCTTTTGTTGAGAATTGCGACATCATTCGTTGCTTGATAGTTTTCAAAATCAGCTCTTAATGAATCCTCAACTCCCTTCTGCCAAGCAGCTAAAGCCTGTGCTGCTTGTCCCTGGTCTCCGCTTTTTAAAGCATTGACAAGGTCTTCATTTGTTTTGTTTGTAACATCAATCATTTTCACTTTTCCTCTCTTTCGTTTTTTGAATTTGATTGGACTGCATATAAAAAGCAGTCCAACATGTCATTAGGCTGCTTATTACCTTCTTCGCCCGGCACTTTATCGACCGGAGTTGGATGCTTATCTGCTGTGTTTGCCGAAAGGTCAAAACCTTTCAGCTTTTCAATGATGCTTTTTATCATATCATCATCAATCTTTGATTCATTATCACTCGGAACGGAGACCTTTTTCCCCGTTGGGTGAACTAACTGATCGAAGATTAACTTACGAGTACTATTCTCTGGATTATTGTTTTCTCCACTCTCTTCAATCGAAGTAGCAAACCCCCACTTGACTGCATTCTCTGGTGCAATCCACGATTCATCATTCATTAATTTTCTGACATCGTCTTCTATGATGTTGACTTTGCCAAGATAAGCTTTAACAATTTGATCATTCATTATATCAAGATCGTCTGCATCTTTGCGCAACTGGTCAGAATTGCCACCAGTCATCATCAATGCGTTGTGGATCATAAGAAGACTCGATTTGTTCATGATCCGGTCATCCCCTGCCATGAATATAATCGATGCAGCGGAACAGGCGAACCCATCAACGATTGTTGTGACGTTTGCCTGATGGTTCTTCAGACTGTTATAGATTGCAAGTCCCTCCGCAACTTCACCCCCATATGAGTTGATGTGCACGTTGATGTTCTTTGTTGTGTCAGGGATATTCTTGATCAACTGTGCCAGATTGTAGCTTGATACATCTGAATTGAGATATGGCCAACTTGTGATGTCTCCAAAAATGGTAACATCTGCGTCATCTCCTGTTTGCACCAGATCAAAATATTTTTTGTTTTTATTCATTTGTTGTAGTCTCCTTTCCATCCGCTATGTCGGATGCGAGTGCAAAATTCTTTGTCATGTAGTATTTGTCTGCCCATGGTTCATTGATTCGCTGGTCACCGAGTTTATCCTTCACATCATTTGGCGAGTATGCGCCCGATCCAATCAGACCAGAGATGTTTGCTGACAGTTTCAAGATATCTTGAACCTTGATTGTTGTAGGATCCAGTATGACTTTGCTGTCTTTAACATAGTCTTCATAACTGACAGATTTTCGTGTAAGTTCCTGTCCGATAAGTTCCGCATGTGGTGCAATAACAAGTGTTATCATTTCATCAAAGACTTGATCAGCGTTCGTGATGTTACCGTAGAATACCGATTGCGGTATCTTGAATACTTGTGCGATCGTATCGAACGTATCCTTCTTTATTTTCAAAATATCGTCACTGGACTGTGTTGTTCCTTTTGAAAAATCTGTGAGCTTTTGTCCTTTGTGCTGTGGAAGCACTGAGTTCGGATTTTCGATGAATTCTTTCAGATTGTTCTTGATCATTTCTTTATAATGTTCTTCAAAACTCGCATCACCAGTCTGTTGGCCATCAGTTTCCCATATGTACTTCATCCCGTTTTTGTTTTTGTAATTTGCAATTGCAAAACTCAACAGATTTCCATACTCAGAGTACATTGAATCAACATATTGCCGAAGGCTCGCATTTTCAAATTTGAAACGAAACAGATCGCCTTCTTTGTATGTTTTTGCAAACGTGAAATCATTGACTGTGATGTTTGAAAATAGATAGTCCGTCGTGGCGTTCTTTTCAATTGAATAATCATCAGCCACGACATACTGCAGCGTTCCCCTTTTTTGATACGGCAATAAGATTGCACCGTCGTCCTTATCGTACGAACTGGATATGATCTTTTGCCACATTCTGGCTGCCGGCATGTTCGGATTTGGATTGATATTCATAGCATATGTAAATTCATTTTTCACTTCTTTGCCATGCTCATACACTCGCACCCTGCATTTTGAAATCAAATCTGCAATCGTTGATGTCGCAATGTGCAACGCCAATTCTTTCATCGCAACTTCTTGTGTCAGCGAATCTGTAATGATCTGATCCAGAAAATCGATTGTTGGTTTTTTATTTAAGCTGAATAATCCCATTTGTTCTCCTTCCTAGAATGTCCACACTTCCGGAACATCAGATACTTTAATTGAGTTGTCTGGAAGCTTATCGACACATGTCATAGCATGAACAAACGCCATCCACATATCATTTTTCCTAGACTTTGATTCTATTTTTTCATAACGGAAATTGTTATGTTCACATGGCTCAAGTTGTGTGTTGTTCAAACACCAACGAAAAGCCGGATCATCACCGACACAAAGATTCCTATTTATCAACAGGGAATTAATGATTGGAACGACCATCATCACATCTGACGGTCTGGTAAGTTTGATACTCTCCTTGCTGTTAGTGTCAAACCCTGCATTCTGCAAGGCCTTCCGTATCAAAGTCAGCCGATAAGTATCGCACGCTGCCATCTGAATGCAAAATCCCTGATGCATTGCC